ATCCCTACCTGTTAGTAGCCTTCAAGTCCTCCTCAAGTCCTCCTCAAGTCTCCTTATAGTCCCTCCTTAAGCCACTTCAAGACCTCTCAGTGACCCTATAGTGACCCTCAAGACCGATACCCTTAGGTTAGACCTCAAGACTCCTTAAGACTACTTACAGACCCTTTGAGACCCATCCTTTAGGTTCCATCAGGTTACTACCTTTATCGATGCCTTTATGTTTATCAGTCTCGGTAGGCTCAGAGACTCAGCTATTAGTGCTACGTGTTGTCAGCGAGGAGGATACTACCAATAAGAGGTCATAGAGTCAATACCTAGTATCATCGCTATTATTAACGACTCACTACTAGCTAATAAGGCCTAAGGGTCATTAAGGTCTTTAAGATACCTTTAAGTCACTACCTAAAGATTCTTTAAGATAACCTATTGACATCCTCATCAGAGTCTTGTTATAGTTCATCCCGTCAAGACGACAACGAGACAACAACCTAACGACATACCACGAGTTATCGATAGGGTCTTGAGGTCAGACAAGTAGCTAGCCACCAAGCGTATGAAGATGGTGGTTGACAAGTAAGACGGTAACATGTAGTATGCATCACCAGTAGGACGACAGGATAGTTGAAGACAGGTCGGTAACTAGGAAACTTCCACATGGTAGGCACCATAGGTCATCACAGACGATAACGTGAATGTCTAACTAGCAGTATGCAGTATCGCTCTTTAACAATCTGGATAGTTGACTGATAGACTAACTCAATGCATCACCTTAAGTGGGACTATCATCATGGCTATAAATATCATTCAAGGCAACCACACGTATTACCCATTGTCTTCTGTAGTGCACAATTGGTGTAACCATCTAAGTGTACACTTTATCTGGCTGGATGGGAACTGGTGTATAGTGCCTATAAATGGGTCTCAACATCAACGCAGGGTCAAACAGGCAGGTGTCCTACGGTACATCGTTTGGCAGACCAAGCGTTATTACATTGATGATGAGATAGTATATTAAGCACACCTAAGGCCAGCCCTAAAGCTGGTCTATCAGTCAACTATTCACATCATGTACTTACCGTGAGACGGATAGGATAGACCTATAGTACAGCTCTTTAACAATCTGGATAACACAAGCTAATGCACTCACCTAAAGTTGATAACTCAAGGGCATTCGTTAAGCTACTGCGGGACAGGCCACAAGATGGCGCTTATTGAATGTTCTTTATGATATTAACTTAAATGGAGCAAGTACAATGTATGTAATCAAAGAAGCTGGTCGCATCATTCACCGTGAAGAGAGTGCATCCAAGGCACACGATTGGGCTAAAGACTTAAGGTCTAACCAAGGTCGCACGGTCACGGTCGAATATGTACTGGTGCCACCAACACCGCAAAACTCACCTGAGGTAATAGTGAATGAGTGGGGAACCTTTGGTGGCTATATGTTATCATCATTTCTTAAAGCACGCATAACCCGCGACCAACGGAATGATACCGCCTACCTCACGATAGTATCTACGATACATGAGGAGAAAGAGCACACAGCGACCTTCACTTGGTCTTCAAGTAGCTACCATGATGCGGCTATCCTAGCAGATAAGCAGGCTATGACGTGGTTCCTACGGGCTTTCGGGCCAACATCATTACACTGATAGTTATACTCAAGGTCGCACCTTCAGCGGCCTTTATGGATACCTATTGTTTACCTTAAGGAGGCATCACCATGATTCACACGAAAGAACCTGCAAACGTACAATATGTGTTACTGTCCGCATTCCGTAGCGTCTATGACCCAGCGGTGAACCTTATGTTACATAAGGCGCTTGTAGCTCAAATCATGGAACTAGCAGGATGCGTTATTGAATCTACGGCGCTTACTGGCTGCTACCTTGAGGCAGGCCAGCAGGTTCCCAGCACTGAGAAGACTATACGTGTTCGTTGTGAGGAGCGTTGGGCTGTAGGCGAACTGGTATGGCTGGCTTGTCATAAGTACGAACAGGATTGCGTGCTGGTCTATGAATCACAAACACACACAGCATCCCTTCAAGCGATCTGTGAGTTCACACACTTAGGCACCTTCCAGAAGGCACCTGATGGTACTCCAGCTGGGGCTTACACTATCGATGAGAACGGGGAGATTTGGATATGTCGCTGAATACATTGTTCATCATAGTGTTAATCATTGGGTCATACTCAACGGTTGCACTACTGGTCTACAGGGACTATAAGACCGGAAAAAAGCACCATAAGGCAACCTTAAGTTATCGCCTTTGGGGTATCCTTCCACGCTACACAGTGCGCCTACCTAATGGGCGCTTTAAGGCTAACAAGGTAGGGTTCTGGTATGTCGCAACACATTGATATGGGCAAGGTCACTGAGAAGCACAGGGAGGCCGTTAAGGAGGCTATAGAGGCCTTTAAGTCTAACCCTACAGCTGACCGTTTCGGCTACCTAATGCAGCAACTAGCATTATCATATCGGGTCTTTAAGATTCTTCACGCTAAACCTATCGTCAACCAATGGACACTAAAATCATGAATACTAATCGCTCACAGTCAGCAACTCACGCCTTTGTGGCACCTTACGGTCAGGATGCAACCTCAGTTAAAGCAATGTTCTATTCAATGCTGTACGGTAACCGCCTGACTTCTGATGACCTCATTAAGTGTGCTAACGAGTACATTAGCGTACTTCCAATTGACCGTCTGGACATTGCTACAAGCGCCTTAGAACAGATACTTTCGGGTCTCGTGAGTAATGTAACCGACCGTGGACAAATGGTAGACCGTGAGAAGTACGTGGGTCTACAACCTTGGTTCAATGAGTTGGTCTCACTGGCTAACGCAGCAGGATTCACGCTACTTGGGAGCGGCTTCTTTAGTGCGGCCTTTACGCATCGCCTAATGGCTGGTAAGGTCATTAAGGTAGGCTTTAAGAAAGAGGACTCAGGAGCAGCCTATGCGGCCTTCTGTCGTGCTAACCAAGGCAAGGAAGGGATACCAGAGGTCTACAGCATAGCGCGTCATGAGGCCTGCTATATGGTCATTATGAAGCACTACGTGGAAATCGAGAAGTATTCACCTGAAGATGGTCCGTTGACACCTGAAGGTAGACTTACAAGTTTCGTTGCGGCTCTCATTGAGTGTGAAGACCCTGAGGTACGTTGGGGTGAGTGCTCAATAATGATGCAAATGAAGCATGAATACCCTGAGCTGCATAAGACCTGTCGAACTATCCGTGAGTTCTTCAAAGGGGTAGCGCATTTTGATTGCCATGCAGGTAACATGATGTGGGATGAACAGAAAAGCTGTATTGTCATCACCGACCCTGTAAGTTACTCAAGGAACGGACGCAAAGAGCCTCCTAAGGAATTCTTATTGTACCTAAATGGTGCAGAAAACCGCCCGAAACGCCTAATTGATATCATTAACTCACCAGCACAAGCGGTTAACCTAATACACGCCTTCGATGCTAAATTATCGGAGAAATTAGCTGACATAGGGCAGGTGGAAATACTAAAACACAAACTGATATCCGAATGGGCTAAACCTAAAGGACTCATAGGCCCGTTCCAAGAGTAATATCTGTAAATTTCAACTGGCATTATCAACAATCAACTAAGGAAAACTTAATGACACCTGAAATAGTCGCACCAAAGGTCAAGAAATCAGTGGTAGCCATTGGTAACAAGACGGTCGAACTAAATGATTTCTCTGATGTAATAATCGCTCAAAAGCCATTTAAGATGCTTGCGGCGGAATATGGTGAGGCTTTAGCGGCTGAGCAGTTGCGCCTTGAGCATGAGGCTTATGGTCTCGGTGAAGAGCGCTTCTTGAAGATGCTTGCTCGTCAGGTAGAAAGCGGTGAGATTGCAGACAACGCTGCGGCAAAGCCCTTGGTCGCCACTCTGGTTCCTCGTCTGGCGAAGCGCTTGGAAGACTGGATAGACGAATCCTACTTCCAGATAGACCCTGAGACAGGCTTAAAGAAAGGCAGGCGTGGTAAACGCTCAGTGTCCCAAAGAATCCTTAAGGATGTTGACCCGATGAAAGTCGCTGCGTTGACTATTCGTTCTCTTCTGGGTTCTTTGTGCTCGAATGCTGGTCACGGTAGCCCACTGATAGGGTCAGCCATTAAAGTAGGCTATGACCTTCAGGATGAATTACGGTTTAGCCGCCTACGTGAGCTTGAGGCCAAACACTTTAAGGAGCACGTAGAGAAGCAACTAAGTAAGCGCGTTGGTATCCACTACCGTAAGGAATTCCTTAAGGTAATCGAGGCTGATATGCTCGATAAAAAGCTCTTAGGTGGTCAATCGTGGGTCAAGTGGGAGGCTGATGATGTGCTTCAGGTAGGTGTTAAGCTCATTGAGTTGACCATTGAAGCGACAGGCCTCATAAGGATGGAACGCGAAGGAGCTGGTATTGCTCATGCAGACTCTGAAAACATCTACATAACTGATGAGTACATCGACGCTTTGTTGATGCGTAGTGCATCGCTTGCGGGCATATCACCAGTGTACCAACCTTGCGTCGTCCCTCCGAAACCTTGGGTAGAGTTCTCAGGTGGTGGCTATTGGGCGGTTGGTCGTAGACCTCTGAAACTTGTCAGGACACGCCATAAAAAGGGTGCTAAACGCTATCGTGACGTCCATATGCCTGATGTATATGATGCCGTTAACATTGCACAAGCAACGCCGTGGAGGGTCAACCAGAAGGTTCTTGACGTGGCTAATGTAATCACCAACTGGAAGAATTGTCCGGTAGCTGATATCCCACGGCTGGAACGTGAAGAGTTACCTATTCGACCAGATGATATCGACACCAATGAGGTGAGCCTTAAGCTCTGGAAGAAGGAGGCGGCTGGTATCTATCGTCGTGATAAGGCAAGGGTATCGAAGCGCCTGAGCATTGAGTTTATGTTACAGCAAGCTAATAAGTTTTCACACTATGATGCCATTTGGTTCCCTGCAAACTTGGACTGGCGAGGTCGTGTCTATAGCGTCCCATCATTCAATCCTCAAGGCAGCGACTTAGTGAAAGGCCTGTTAACATTTGCTTCAGGTAAACCAATTGGTGCTGATGGCCTCTACTGGCTGAAGATTCACGGTGCTAACTGTGCAGGTGTCGATAAGGTTCCTTTCCCTGAGCGCATAGACTTCATTGAGTCTAACCATGCGAACATCCTAGCGTCAGCTTCAGACCCGCTCGTTAACACTTGGTGGGCTGAGCAGGATTCACCATTCTGTTTCCTAGCGTTTTGCTTTGAGTACCAAATGGTACACACTACAGGTCTAGGGTATGTGTGTAACCTTCCGCTTGCATTCGATGGGTCTTGCTCTGGGATTCAACACTTCAGTGCAATCCTTCGTGATGAGGAAGGTGGCGCAGCGGTCAACCTGATACCTTCAGAGACCGTACAGGACATCTATCGGATTGTAGCTGATAAGGTCAATAAGGAGCTTATGAAGCTATCTATCAGCGGAAGTGATGATGAAGTGCAGGTGATAACAAATAAGGACACAGGGGAGGTTACAGAGCGCCTGAAGCTGGGTACGAAGAGTCTGTCTAATCAGTGGTTGAAGTTTGGCGTGACTCGCAAGGTGACTAAGCGACCCGTCATGACTCTGGCGTATGGTGCCAAGAAGTTTGGGTTCTCTCAACAAATCTCAGAGGACACCATAAGGCCTGCACTAGATAGTGGCGAGGGTCTCATGTTCACTCACCCAACACAATCAGCCTCCTTCATGGCTCAGTTAATATGGGATGCTGTAGGAACCACAGTGGTCGCAGCAGTCGAGGCGATGAGTTGGTTACAATCAGCCGCTAAGCTCCTCGCAGCAGAAGTGAAGGACAAGGATGGTAATATCCTAAGGAACCGCTGTCCGATTCATTGGGTCACTCCTGATGGCTTCCCTGTGTGGCAAGAGTATTGCCTACAGACCGCCTATAGGTTGAACCTTATGTTCCTCGGTCAGTTCCGCTACCAGCCTACACGGATGGTGGATACGAACGAGATAGACGCTAAGGCTCAGGAGGCTGGCATTGCACCTAACTTTGTGCATAGTCAGGACGGTAATCACCTGAGGATGACCGTAAGACATGCCCATAATCGCTATGGTATTAAGAACTTTGCGCTTATCCACGATAGCTTCGGGACTATTCCGGCTGACGCTGGGAACCTCTTTAAGGCTGTCCGTGAGTCGATGGTCTCAATATATGAGTCTAATGATGTTCTATTGGACTTCTATGAGCAATTCTGTGACCAGCTGCATGAGACCCAATTGGAGAAGATGCCACCGATTCCAGCTAAAGGTAAACTGAATCTCAGTGATATCCTGAAGTCTGACTTTGCGTTCGCCTAGTGGCTGGGTATTAACGACTCACTACTAGACGAAAGAACCTTAAGGGGTTTAAACCTTAAGGTATAACTTAAAGAGTCTAAAGGTCATACTTTAGGCTCTCAACCTAAGGAGATACAAAATTGGATTACTCTATGGTGGAAGTCATGCCTGTACTTGAGGCTTGTACCTATTCGTTATTACTTACATTGATTATCATCCTAACAGTGAATCATGTCATTAAGGGTCGCAGTAAGAGAAACGATAAGTTACCTCTCATTGTTATACCTAAGGTCACCGCCATTAAGTTCTACGTTTATGAAGACTTGTCAACGGATGTACCTAAATGTCATACCTTTAAGTTAGGCTTAGGGTCTTGCGGTAAGGTCGCTACGTCACTGACTGTAAGTGACCCTTATGATGGAACCCACCTTAGAATCGTACAGGTAACCGAGGATGGGGAACGTAAGGTATTTACTTATCGTTACTCACAGATAGCTGGTCGCTTAGATATCACATACGACCATTAACGACTCACTACTAGTCAATACACACAATCACTCAATATTGGAGAACATCACTATGTATCAATCTCAAGCTATCGTTAAGAACGAAAAGAGCAAAGTTAAGTCTGTCTACACCACACCTTCTGATACAGCTCTGGAAGCTCGTGACCGTATGCGCAAGCGTAAGAAGACACAGCGCGGCACTTCAAATAAACGTAACTGGATGGAGACTATCTAATGTTTGGTTACTCTGATGTCTTCACCCCAGCACTTAGGCCTAGCCTGAAGTTGAAGGCTATGGGTCTATCAGCAACCGCTCAGATAACCGTGTCAATATCAGAATGTAAGCGAACACTCCATGTAACCATACGGGATAACAATGGAATCTTTCTGACGTGTGACAAGGATTTCCTATGGGAACCAGCTCGTGAAATCGGGCTGTGGTATCGTGACTACCTAATGAAAGTCTGTGAGGATTACGAAAGCTGGGTCTGATAGTTATACTCAAGGTCGCCAATAGGTGGCCTTCATGAATACCTATTAATCTCAATCACCTATAAGGAAACAATCACTATGTTCACATTAGCAACCAAGCCATTCAAAGCAGTCAGCTTCTCAGAGTCAGCCATTAAGAAGGTCTTTGCGTCAACTGGCTGGGTCATGGCTGATACTAAGCACGATGGTGTACGTGGGAACGTTGTAGTTGATAACGTAGGGGAAGCCTCTTGGTTGTCCCGTGTATCTAAACCCATCCCTGCACTGAGTCATCTTAATGGTATCAGCCATCGTTGGAAGGCGCTGCTTTCGGATGACCGTTGTATTTTCCCTGAAGGCTTCATGCTTGATGGTGAATTGATGGTCTCAGGTGTTGACTTCAATACAGGCTCAGGTTTATTACGCACTGTTTGGACTAAGCGAACCTCTAAAACACACAAAGGGAACACTCAGTATCATTTCAATAAGACCTATAATGACCCCAACGTGGGATGGTCTGGTAAGCATAACTTCCAGTTAGACCCAGAGTTACTTGAGGTCAAGCTTTATGCAGTGTTACCTATTGATGTCGTTGAGAGTCAAGAGGAATATCAGGTTCCGAACTTCCTGATTGAGCAACACACTGGTATTATGGTTGAGCTTCTCCGTGAATACTTCCCTGAAATTAAATGGTCGCTTAGTGAGTCTATTCCGGTCTACTCAATGGAAGCCCTCAATGAGTTATATGAGCGCCGCAGAGAGGAAGGGCATGAAGGCCTAGTCGTTAAAGACCCGTTTGGTTTCTACAAGCGAGGCAAGAAGTCTGGCTGGTGGAAGATGAAGCCTGAGGAAGAGGCCGATGGTGTCGTTGTGGGTCTCGTATGGGGAACCAATGGTCTCGCTAACGAAGGTAAGGTGATTGGCTTTGAGGTGCTCTTAGAGTCTGGTCGCGTCGTTAACGCAACGAATATCTCAAAGGCTCTTATGGAGGAGTTCACAGCGAGAGTCAAAGAGTACACCACTGAGTGTGGGGCTAATGAGGCTGGCTGTTGGTATATGAATCCATATGAAGGCTGGCAGTGCCAAATCAGTTACATGGAAGAGACACCTGATGGTTCCTTACGCCACCCAAGCTTTGACAAATGGCGCGGGACTGAGGATGAACCTAAGGTTAAAATCTGATGGTATATCTTATCGCTGCAATCCTCTGTGTTATCCTCATTGAATCACTGGATGACCACAACAACTTTACGCCCTCCTAGTGAGGGCTTTTGTGTTTCTAACCTAAGGAGACTTTGAGATGCGCCTTAAGATTCTCGCTTGGCTCATTAATAACGACTCACTACTAGCCGATACCTTCACAGGTCACGCTAAACCATTCCCAACAATTCACAATGGAGGATTCAATTATGCGTCTACATTACAACAGCTCTAACGGTATCTTCTCAGTTCGACGTCCAGACCGCTCCACTCAATCAGCCTCAGGTAAGCACCAAAAGTTACCTATTATTGGAGATATCGTTGAGCTGTCTCCGAAGGTCTTCCTTCTGATTACTCGCGGTGAGTTCGTAGAGGCCACTAAAGGCACTCGACCATTCATGCAGGCAGTGGTCACCAGTTGGCCTAAGACCCGTCTGGTCATTAAGCGCATCAAGGAGATTATCAAGTGAGTAAACTTCATGGTCTCAAGGTGAAGCATTGGCGTAAGTTCCTTATTCAGGTAAATGAAAAGGGAGCGCATCACGATGATTACTGTTCAGAGATTGGTCTTAATGGTAAGTGTGGTGACATCGAGTGTGATAAGTGTCCCTTGATGGTGTGTGATGGGTTAAATATCAAGGGAGTCCGTAATAAGTACATTGAATTTATAACTCAGGAGGTACAACCATGAGCGTTCACTTTAAGGTTGGGGATATTGTTCGTCGTGATATTGAATCAGGTGGTGTATTACTTGCGCAGAACTGGCGGTCATCCTTCCCGATGGGTCATGACCCCTTATGTGAGCTTGAGGTCATTGGGGTTACCCCCTCAGGCAAGCACCTGACGCTCAAAGGTAAGCGTGGCCTGTGGTCATCAATCCACTTTAGCCTCGTTTACGCTGCACCTGAGCCTTTACCAGAAAGCATCACCAAGTCAACAAAGCCCACCTACACAGGTGGCTCAAGCGATTACTATCAGGTGACCATTAAGTCCACAACCACTGAAGGTCGCCCTGAGTACATTGCAGAGTGTAACGATATCATTGAGGCGCTCGGTATGAACTTTGCTGAAGGTAATGCCTTTAAGGCAATCTGGCGGAGAGCAGCACAACGAACCTTAGGTCTCACTAAGGCAGGCGCTAAGTCCGATGGTCTCTATGACGCTGAAAAGGTTGAGTTCTTCGGTAAGCGCTTAGTGGAGCAATCCAAGTGCCTGACCATCAAGTAACCGACCCTGAGCGCTGGTGTCGAGACCAGTATGAAGCGGCTATCGAAAGGGATGACCCTAAGGCCGCTAATGATTACATGCAGCTTCATTCCATATGGCTGTCACTAATTAAGGAGACCAATCGTGTCAGAACGAAAGCCTAACGGCACACTTACGGAAGTCGAGAAGGGCTTCATTGCGACCGTTGAGTCAGCAGAGCAGAGCTTTGACGTTCCAATCTACGCGAAAGACCTTGATGAGGCCTTAGAGTTAGCTGAATGGCAATATGTCCCAGCTGGCTTTCTGGTCGCTCGTGTTCGCCCTAAGCGTTAATAACGACTCACTACTAGCGGATACTCTCCGCTTTCATAACGTTCAACTTTAAGAAGGAGATTAACAATGGCTAAGCAATCTAACCGTCCTGTAACTTTCACTACTGGTGTAGGCGTACTGGAACCTTATGCATACCTTACGAAGCCTGATTATGGTAACGAAGCGAAAGGCTTCGGTAACCCTCGCGGTGTCTATAAGGCTTCCCTGACGCTGCCTAATGATGCCAAGACGCAGAAGCTGATTGATGACATCGTGGCTATCCATGAGGCTGCTTATGGTGAGGCCAAAGAGGCCTACGAAGCGAACCCGCCTCAGGTAGCTCGTGGTAAGAAACCTTTGCTGCCTTATGAAGGTGACCTACCGTTCTTCGATAACGGTGACGGAACGACTACCTTTAAGTTCTCCGGTTATGCATCATATACTGACAAGAAGACTGGTGAGAATGTGGCTATCATCCTGCGACTGTATGATTCTCGTGGGGTCGAAATCAAAGATGTACCTGCATTCATTGCTGGTGGCTCTGAGTTGAAGTTCAAGTTCAAAGCGCTGCCTTATAAGTGGAACCAAGCAGTAGGCGCAAGCGTTAAGTTGCAGCTGGAAAGCGTTATGGTTGTCTCTCTGGCTCAAGGTCAGGGTGGTGATGGTGGCTGGGGTGATGAAACCGAAGAGGGCGGCTATCAGGCTGATGCCCAACGTCCATCCAATGGCGGCTGGCAGAATGACCAAGATGATGAGCCTCAGGGTGACTCTGGTGACTCCGATGATGGTGACTTCTAACGATGGCTAATCCATATGCAGGCAGACACATCAGCAAGGCCAACGGGTTCCGTTCAGGTCTTGAGGATAAGGTCTCGAAGCAATTGGAGGCTAAGGGCATTAAGTTTGACTATGAGATGTGGAAGATTCCTTATGTAATCCCCGCGAGTAATCATACTTATTGCCCCGACTTTCTGCTTCCTAATGGTATCTTCGTGGAAACGAAAGGCCTTTGGGAGGCAGATGACCGTAAGAAGCATCTATTGATTCGGGCACAATACCCTGAGCTGGACATTCGTTTGGTGTTCTCCTCAAGTCGCACTAAGATTTACAAAGGGTCTCCGACCAGCTATGCAGAGTGGTGCGAAAAGCACGACATTATGTTTGCTGATAAGTTGATTCCGGTAGCGTGGCTTAAGGAGCCTAAGCGTGATGTACCGTTCGATAAGTTTAAATTCAAAGTTAAGACATAGGGAGGAACATAAAGTAAATGGCTAAAGTTCAATTCACTCAACGTAAGGAGACCAAGGCAGTATTTGTTCACTGTAGCGCAACTAAGCCGTCTATGGACATTGGTGTCCGCGAGATTCGTCAGTGGCATAAAGAGCGCGGTTGGTTGGATATTGGGTATCACTTTGTGATTCGACGTGATGGCACCATTGAGGAAGGCCGTGAGGTAGGCTCTGTAGGTGCACACGTAGAGGGACACAACAGCACGTCCGTAGGTATCTGCCTCGTGGGCGGAGTTGATGAATATAATAGGTTCAAGGCAAACTTTACGCCTATCCAGATGCAGACCTTACGTGGTCTCTTGGAAAACTTAAAGGGTCGCTATCCTAACGTAGCCATTCGGGCGCATCATGATGTTGCCGCTAAGGCGTGTCCAAGTTTCGACCTTCAGCGCTGGCTCAAGACTAACGAGCTGGTCACTTCAGACCGAGGCTGAGTCTATGGTGGATGAGCACGAGGTGATTATGGAAATAATGCTGGGAACTTTAGCAGCTATAACGTTCTTCGGTTTTATCCTTATCATTATATCCCACAATTAAGAAGGAGACCCAAGGTATGGAACGGGAAGAAGACGAGAGTATATTTCTCCATCATATTCCTTGTGAGAACTGTGGGTCATCTGATGGTGGTTCTCTGTATTCTGATGGTCATACCTATTGTTTCGTTTGTGAGCACTCTACACCAGCTAATGGTGAGACGTTACAATCTAAACGGCAGACATCAGGCGGGTACAGAGCGCCACAATCTTCAGGTGGCAACGGTAAGCCGTGGGCATTTGGTGAGTCTAATGGTCGCTATGTAGACTTAACCGCTCGTGGTATCTCAAAGGCAACATGCCAGAAAGCTGGCTATTGGATTGCCAAGGTCAACGGTCAGAACTACCAAGTAGCAGACTACCGTGACCAGAATGGTTCTATTGTATCCCAGAAGGTGCGCGATAAGGATAAGAACTTTAAGACGACCGGAAGTCACAAATCAGATGCACTCTTCGGGAAGCACCTTTGGTCAGGCGGTAAGAAAATCGTAGTGACTGAAGGTGAAATAGATATGCTGACCGTTATGGAGCTTCAGGACTGTAAGTACCCTGTAGTCTCCTTAGGTCATGGCGCTAAGGCCGCAAAGAAAACCATGTCAGCCAACTATGAGTACCTCGACCAGTTCGACCAGATTATCCTTATGTTTGATATGGATGAGGCTGGTCGGCAGGCAACTGAGGAAGCTGCTCAAGTGCTACCAGCAGGCAAGGTCTTTGTGGCAGTACTCCCCTGTAAGGATGCCAATGAGTGCCTACTTCAAGGGCAACAACGCGCCTTAATGGAGCAAGTCTGGAACGCTAACCCTTGGGTTCCAGATGGTGTTATCTCAGCGAAGTCTGTTAAAGACCGAGTAAGGGAACACTTAGGGTCTCAGGAGGCACTAGGCCTTCAGTTCTCTGGATGTGAAGGACTAAACGAGGCAACCTTAGGTGCTCGTGGTGGTGAGGTCATTATGGTGACTTCAGGCTCTGGTATGGGTAAATCAACGTTTGTCAGACAACAAGCTCTATTCTGGGGGAAGACCTTAGGTAAGCGCGTAGGAATGGCAATGCTTGAGGAAGCCGTGGAGGAGACCATAGAGGACTTAATGGGTCTCAACAATAACGTTCGGCTTCGACAAAGTGAGGAGCTTAAGTCTCAGATTATTGAAGATGGACGGTTCGACCTTTGGTATGATGAGTTGTTTGATGGTGACACTTTCCATCTTTATGACTCCTTTGCGGAAGCTGAGACAGACCGCCTATTAGCTAAGCTCGGTTACATGAGGGCAGGCTTAGGGTGTGATGTCATAATCCTTGACCACATATCTATCGTTGTGTCTGCCTCTGAGGAGTCCGATGAGCGCAAGATGATTGACCGTTTAATGACGAAGCTAAAAGGGTTCGCTAAGTCAACCGGAACAATCCTAGTGGTCATTTGTCACCTAAAGAACCCAACACAGGGGAAAGCACATGAAGAAGGCAGAGCGGTATCTATTACCGACCTTCGTGGCTCTGGGAGTCAGCGTCAGTTGTCAGATACTATTATTGCTCTTGAGCGAGACCAGCAAGGAGATGTGGCTAATCGAGTGCTTATCAGGCTCCTTAAGTGTCGCTTTACTGGTGATACTGGTGTCGTTGGTTACATGGAGTACAACAAAGAAACGGGGTGGCTTGAACCGTCTAGCTACGCTGGTGAAGAAGGAGCAGGAGATAAACCTAAGGATAGCGAATGGGCACCGCACCGAGAGGATGACTTCTAGCTTCCCCTCATTTGACCAATGGTTAGAACTTAATGAGGCAGACAGGTTGAATTTACTGAAAGCCTCACGATGGAATCATTAAAGACTCACTACTAGGGCAATCCCTAAACAACAACCTAAGGAGGACATTATGTTTAAACTCATCAATAAGCTCGGTAATCTGGTAATCGCCCTTTATATCCGCGAAGCAAAGCGTCTGACCATTCAGGCCAAGCAGGAAGAGAAGACCGCTCAGGCTCTCCAAGCTGAGGCATTCAACCTGAAGGTCTCTGCGACCCAGAAGGTAGGTAAGGTTGCGGCTATTAGCGCCAAGGCTCAAGCCCTGAAGTCATTCTTTAACTAAGCACAAGGAGACTAATTACATGTCTAAGATTGCACCTAAGCGTCTCACCCAGACCATTCAGTTGTCCGATACGGTTGACCAATGGTCTCGCCGTGTTCACATTAATGTCCGTGGCGGTAAGGCGACGTTAGTTCACCGCTGGAAGTCACGTAAGGATGGTCGTGACCACACTCAACGTGTGACCCTTAATGAGCACCAAGCGGGCCGCATTGTGGGAGCCTTGACGTTGGCGGTCGCTAAGATTGCTGAAGCCAAGGGTAAGCATATCGAAGATAACTTCTGTGCAGCTGTGGGTCGTCAGGTTGAGGACACTGCGCCAAACTTCGAGTAACACGCCTAAGGTCATTCTTTAAGTAGAGTGGCCTTACTCATTGTTACTAATCACTAAGGAGGTCATAATGTTAAAACAAGAGATGTTCCTACAGTTTCTTGATGCGAGTATCCGTCAGCGTTTCGATTGGGCAATCGCAGGTGGCTCATGTCGTAACTTCTCGGTTGGCCTACCAGCTAAGGACTATGATGTAATCTGCATCCTGCCACCTGAAGACCGCACCCATCAGGGAGCCTTTGAGTTCGCTAAGCAGGTAAGCCGCATGGTCAGTATTCATGGTGGACGCTCATCAGTTATTCAGGCTTATGGTCAGGGCGACTTTGGGGAGCGACATTTAGCAGTCATTAAGATTGAATACGCTGGTGACAATTATGACCTTCTGGTTGAATCCTCAGGCTCCATCATGGAAGCCATCAGTCACTTTGATTGCAACATGAACCAGTGCTACTGGAATGGATTTGCTAAGCAGGTAGTGTTTGTGGGTGAACCACTCGACAAACTTGTCTGGTGTAAACCTGTAAGCGATAAACGTAAGGAGCGCATGGAGTCCTTCTTTAAGGAGTACTTCTAATGTTAGTCACAGACATAGAGGGCAACGGCCTACTTGAGGATGTCTCTCAGTTCCACTGTGGGGTCATCTATGACTATCGAACAGACCAATACACTCGGTATCGACCTTGGGACTTCCAGAAGTATCTGGATGACCTTGAGGCTGAGCAGCAGCGCGGCGGTCTGATTGTGTTCCATAACGGTCACAAATATGATTCACCTGCATTAACCAAGCTGGCTAAGCTACAGTTAAACCGTGAGTTCCACCTTAAGCGTGAAAACACAATCGATACGCTGGTCTTAGTGCGCTTACTTTATGCGAACATTAAGGACACCGATATGGGTCTGCTACGTTCTGGTAAGCTACCGAGTAAGCGCTTCGGGTCTCACGCTCTGGAGGCATGGGGTTATCGTCTCGGTGAGATGAAGGGTGAATACAAGGATGACTTTAAGCGGCTCTTAGAGGAACAAGGTGAGACCTATACGGATGGCCTTGAGTGGAAGAACTTTAATGAGCCAATGATGGATTATAACGTCCAAGACGTTGTGGTCACTAAGAAGCTCCTTGAGAAGTGTCTATCAATGACCGATTACTTCCCCTCTGGTGATCCCACTTGGTGGAGCCATGACGCTGTATCCTTCTGGTCACTATCAGGTGAATCCGTTTGGTTAGAGCATCGGGCCGCTTGGTTGATGGCTAAGCAGGAGCGTAATGGTTTCCCATTTGATTCGAAGTCTATCGAGAAGCTATACGTTGAGTTGTCCGCTAAGCGTGATGAGATACGCCAAAAGTTAATCCAGACGTTCGGTACTTGGTATCGACCTAAGGGAGGCACAGAGGTATTCATTGCGCCCAAGTCTGGGAGACCACTGTATAGTTATCCTCGCGTTAAGTATCCGAAGCAAGGCGGCATCTATAAGAAGCCAAAGAACGCTAAGCAACGTAACGGTCTGGAGCCTTGTGACTTAGACCTTCGTGATTACGTTGAGGGTGCTCCGTATACTCCAGTTGAGTTCGTTGTGTTCTCTCCGAGCAGCCGTGAGCACATCCTTCTGAAACTCAAGGAGGCTGGCTGGGAGCCTACAGAGTTCACTGATAAGGGTCAACCTAAGGTGGACGATGAGGTACTCTCTACGGTTCGTGTGGACGACCCTGAGAAACAAGCCGCTATTGATATCATCAAGGAATACCTTATGATTCAGAAGCGAATCGGTCAGGCAGCTGAAGGTGACAAGGCGTGGCTACGCTATGAGCGAAATGGTTATATCCATGGCTCAATCAATCCTAACGGGGCGGTAACTGGTCGTGCAACTCATAGTCACCCTAACCTCGGACAGGTTCCATCAGGTCACGTACCATATGGGCCTGAGTGTCGGTCTGCATTTGGCGCTGAGCATCATTTGGATGGACTCACAGGCAAACCTTGGGTGCAGGCTGGTATTGACGCATCCGGCCTTGAGTTGCGCTGCCTAGGCCACTATATGGCACCTTATGACCAAGGAGCTTACTGTGAGACAATTCTTAATGGTGATATTCACACCGTCAATCAGATAGCTGCTGGTCTACCTTCACGAGACAACGCCAAGACTTTCATTTATGGTTTCCTTTATGGAGCTGGCGATGAGAAGACTGGTCAGATTGTTGGCGCAGGTAAGGCGGAAGGTAAGCGACTGAAGGCTAAGTTCCTTGATAACACCCCAGCGATTAAGACCCTAAGGGAAGTCATTCAGTCTTCACTTGTGGCTGACTCTAAGTGGGTGGCAGGTGAACAGAAAGTCACTTGGAAGCGCCGATGGGTAAAGGGTCTGGATGGACGTAAGGTTCACGTTCGGTCTCCTCATGCTGCCTTGAACACCATACTTCAGTCAGCTGGTGCGTTAATCTGCAAGTTGTGGATTGTGCGTACCGAAGAGATGTTACTGGAAGCTGGCCTTAAGCATGGTTGGGATGGGGACTTTACATACATGGCATGGGTTCACGATGAGATTCAGGTTGCCTGCAAAGACCATGAGACCGCTGAACGTGTTGTTGTAATCGCACAGGAAGCTATGCGTTGGGTAGGTGAGCATTGGAAGTTCAGATGCCGCTTGGATACTGAAGGTAAAATTGGTGGTAACTGGTATGAGTGTCACTAATACTTAAGGAGGTACTTTGGGCCATTACGATGAGTATTACGAAGAGTTAGCCGATGAGGAACGCAGACGAACCCTTGAGAAACAAGCTCGTTGCCCTCACTCTTGGTCAATCGCGGAGGTGGACATGAACGGGAACGTTATGTTCACTGTCTGCAAGTTCTGCCGTAAGTTTCATAAAGTCAATACTGAAGGAGGTAAATAATCATGGCATTAACGTATAAACAAAAGGTTAGCTTTGAGGTGACATTAGTGGTTACCTCTGAGACCGAGCAAGGTTTTGCGGAGCAGTTAAAGAATTGGGCTAAGGAGTATGTCCGAGACCCATTCACTTTAAGCCCATTAAAGCGTCACATCTTGATTACCTCCTTGACCTACGGAGTTGAGGCAGCTATTAAGGAATGCTCAAAGTCTGGTATTCGTCAGTTGATTAAGGATGAATTCCACCCACGAAACAACGGTGAAGTCAATAAGTTGTCACCAGTGCAGGTGAACTAATGGGTGATTATCTGAAGGTGCTGGCGACCATTAAGAGTTGCCCTAAGACCTTTCAGTCAAACTATGTGAGAAACAATGCGGCGCTAGTGGCTGAGGCTGCTAGTCGTGGTCACATCTCAAGTTTGACTGCAAGTGGTCGAAGCGCTGGCCTCTGGGAAATCACAGCGGCTGGCACAGTGTTCCTCAATGATATGGGAGGTTGTCAATAATGGTTAAAGATTTTATGGGTAATCCAGTGGAGGTTGGTGATACAGTCATCTTCACGGCCTATAATGGTGTAGGCCTCTCAAAGGGAATCGTTGAGAAAGTCAACAAGGTTACCGTTGAGGTTCGCTATGCGGCTGGTCGATATGGTACGACCCGTAAGGGCGCTGGGTACTTCTTCAAGGTTGAACCTAAGGAGGTGACCAATGGCTAAACCGTTGAGCCTATTGGGCTTGTCCGATGAGTTAGCCTCTCGTGGTCACTCTAAAGGTATCCTTGTGATGGATGGCGACTGGATGGTCTTTCAGGCTATGAGCGCAGCGGAGTATGATGCCTCATGGGATGAAGAAATCTGGATGCGTTGCTGTGACCACGCTAAGGCTCGTGAGATTCTTGAGGGAACCATTGCGAGCTACGCTAGTCGCAAGGCTGCATGGAAGGGAGCGCCTATCATCTTAGCGTTCACTGACAAGGTAAACTGGCGGAAAGAGCTGGTAGACCCTACCTACAAGGAGAACCGAAAGGCCACCAAGAAGCCTGTAGGTTACTTTGAGTTCGTTGATGCCCTCTATGAGAACCCTAAGTATCTTTGCGTTCGTGAAGATAACCTTGAGGGTGATGACTGTATGGGCATCATTGGGTCTAACCCTTTGCAGTTTGAAGCTGACAAGGCTGTGCTGGTCTCCTGTGATAAGGACTTTAAGACCATTCCTGATTGTGATTTCTTGTGGTGTACTACAGGTAACATCCTGAAGCAGACCCTTGAGTCAGCTGATTATTGGCACATGTATCAGACCATGAAGGGGGACATTACGGATGGCTACTCTGGGATTCCTCAGTGCGGTGAAACGTTCGTAGAGGAATTCCTTAAGGAACCCTACATGGTTGAGCCTGTAACGTCCATCCTGAAGTCTGGCAAGAACAAGGGACAAGAGGTAACCCGATGGGAGAAACGACCTAAGGAGGACTCTGAGGGCCTCTGGGACTGCATTGTGTCTATCGCAGCGAAAGCTGGTATGTCACCTGAGGATGTCCTTAAGCAGGCGCAGATGGCTCGAATCCTTCGGGCGACCGATTACAACATTGAGACCAAGGAGATTACCTTATGGACACCATGAAATATATATTGCAATTGGCGTATTGACTTTCTGTGTTGTCAGGGCTTTCTGGCAACTTGCAGTCATCACTCTGACCATTGGCTCTAATAATCGTGTAGATATTAACCAAGGTAACTAAGATATAACTCAAGGAATATCAGTGGGTTAAATAACGACTCACTACTAGGGGAGGCCAAACCTAAGGTTAAATACCTTAAGTACAACCTCCTGATATTCCTTTATGATATACCTTAGGATTGTCAACAGTTATTTATAAGGAGATTATTATCAATTATGCTTAACCCTATTAAACATCTTTTAGTCAATCCTAACGATGTCCCTGATGTCCCAAGGGTCGTAAAGGATTTTCTTCAGTCTCGCTACAATGCCTCATATCTTTATGAGACCCTAGTTCCAGAGCTTAAGGCTAATGGTTACTCAGAGTCATTCATCTCAGGTGTCCTTCATGGATTCAATGAGGCGTCTAAGGTCATTGATGAGATTGAGCAACGTAAGCAATACAATCACGAGGAGGGAGATTAACTATGTGTTTCAGCCCTAAGATTAAGACACCTCAGATTGACACTAATGCCATGCGTGCAGTAGACCCAGCGCCACTCACAGCCGAACCTAAAGCAGTCCAATTCGGTGGGTCTGATGATGACTCTACGTCCTCTTCAAGTGAGGTAGGTACAGGAAACTCTAAGGCGAACGCAAAGGTTAAACTGGATAGCCCGACCTCAAGTCCTACTTCAAGTAAGACTAAAAGCGGTGTCCGTAAGTCAATCGCTAATAAGGCGTTTGGAGTCTAACAATCAACCTAATGGAGGTACATTATGGGATTCGGTAAGGCCTTAAAGAAGGCATTCAAGAAGGTCACAAATGTGGTGACTAAACCAGTCGCTCAGGTAGCTGGTGCAGGTGTAGGACTATTAACTGGTCAGCAGGCAGGAACCTCAGTCAACGACTTTGGTGCTCCCGTTATGACTCAGGCAGCAGCCGTTGAGGCCCCTCTGGATACTAACGCTCAGGTTGTCGATGATGCAGATACTGAAGCTGGTCGCCGTAAGGCAAGAGCTGGTGGTAAGCGTTCACTGAGTGTCACACGAGCGTCTGGCAGTGGGCTAAACCTCTAAGTCAACATTAAGGAGGTGACCAATGGCTACAGAACGTAAAGGCTTCGCAGAGGAGGGAGCTAAAGCAGTATACGATAAGTTAAAGAACGACAGGCAACCTTATGAGACACGAGCAGAGAACTGTGCGCAATTCACGATTCCCTCCTTGTTTCCTAAGGACTCTGACAACTCATCAACCGATTACACGACCCCTTGGCAAGCTGTAGGTGCCAGAGGTCTGAACAATCTGGCCTCTAAGTTGATGCTGGCGTTATTCCCTATGCAGACGTGGATGCGACTGTCAATAAGTGAATACGAAGCGAAACAGCTTGTAGGAGACCCAACGGCACTCGCGAAGGTCGATGAGGGTCTGGCTATGGTAGAGCGAATTATCATGAATTATATTGAGTCTAATAGCTACCGAGTGACACTCTTTGAGTGCCTTAAGCAATTGGTGGTCTCAGGGAATGCCTTATTGTTCCTACCAGAGCCTGATGGTACTCGCTATAATCCCATGAAGCTCTACCGACTGTCTGCCTTTGTGGTTCAGAGAGATGCTTATGGTAACGTCCTACAGATTGTTACTCGTGACCAGATAGCCTTTGGGGCGCTACCTGAGGATGTTCGCACCAAGGTGGCAGCTTCAGGTGGTGAGAAGAAACCAGATGATACCATTGATGTCTATACTCACATTTACCTTGACGAGGAGTCAGGTGGATTCCTTAAGTATGAGGAAGCTGAGGGTGAGGAAATAGAAGGCACAGACGCTCAGTATCCTGTAGGTGCATGCCCATACATTCCTGTGCGTATGGTTCGTATTGATGGTGAGGCATATGGTCGCTCTTATTGTGAGGAATACTTAGGGGACTTAAGGTCTCTTGAGAACCTCCAAGAGGCTATCGTCAAGATGTCCATGATTTCCGCTAAGGTTATCGGACTGGTCAATCCAGCTGGTATCACTCAGCCAAGACGCCTAACAAAAGCCCAAACGGGTGACTTTGTGGCAGGCCGAAAGCAGGACATTGAGTTCCTTCAGCTTGAGAAGACCGCAGACTTCACCGTAGCGAGAGCCGTTAGTGAGTCCATTGAGGCGCGCCTATCGTTTGCCTTCATGTTAAACTCAGCGGTGCAGCGAACAGGTGAACGTGTGACAGCCGAAGAGATTCGTTACGTTGCGAGTGAGCTTGAGGATACCTTAGGTGGGGTCTATTCGATTCTATCTCAGGAGCTTCAGCTTCCACTCGTTCAGGTTCTCCTTAAGCAACTTCAGGCGACCCAGCAGATTCCAGACCTACCTCAGGAGGCCGTAGAGCCAACTGTGAGTACAGGCCTTGAGGCTATTGGTCGTGGTCAGGACTTCGATAAACTGACTCGCTGTATTACTGCATGGGCACAATTAGCACCTATCGCACAAGACCCAGACCTTAACGTTAAAGAGATTAAGCTGCGAATCGCCAATGCTATTGGTATTGACACAGCAGGAATCCTTCTGACGGATGAGGATAAGCAGCGCATGATGGCTGAACAAGCTACAATGACAGCCACCCAATCTGGTGCTAATGCCTTAGGGGCTGGTATGGCTCAACAGGCTACCGCAACACCTGAAGCTATGGCTAACGCAGCAGACTCAGTGGGTCTTCAGCCCAACGGTTGATATTAACGACTCACTACTAGAAGAGACCCAAGGATGATTCCGAAGGTCTCCTCTTCATATCTCAATCATTTATCAAAAGGAGCACATTAAGTATGGCAGAATCAAATGCAGACGTTTATGCATCATTCGGTGTTAACTCAGCGGTCGTAACTGGTGGTTCACAAGAAGAACACACCCAGAACATGCTGGCACTCGATGTTGCTACTCGTGATGGTGATGACCTGATTAGTATCACTGAGGATGCACCAGTAGACCTCTACGCGAATTCCGATAAGTTCGCTAACCCTGAGGACGACAATGGGTTCATTCAGGTTCGCATTGGTGATGGCTCAGACCCTGAGGGACAGACCACAGGTCAACCTGAAGTCACCACAACGGATGACGTTGAGTTCCAACAACTCGGTGAAATCCCTACGAATCTGACAGATACCTCTCAGAAGCTGGCAGACCATGAAGCTGGATTCCAGACGATTGTGGCTCAGGCTCAAGAGAAAGGTGTCCCTGAGGATTCTATTACTCGAATCCAAAGCGAGTATCAAGGTGACGGTATTAGTGAGCAATCCTATGCCGAACTGGAAGCAGCTGGCTATAGTCGTCAATTCGTTGATAGCTACATCAGCGGTCAGGAAGCTCTGGTCGATGCTTACGTTAATCAAGTTATGGACTTTGCAGGTGGACGTGAAGCGTTCCAAGCAGTGCACGCACACATGGTCGCTACGAACCCTGAAGCAGCTCAGACCTTTGAGACAGCTTTAGGTAATCGTGATATGGTAACCATGAAGGCCCTACTGAATCTGGCTGGTCAATCCAGAACGAAGGCTTTTGGTAAGCCAGCAGAGCGCTCAATGATTTCTAAAGGTGCTCCAGCATCACCAGCCAAACCGGAAGGTAAAGCTAAGGTTGAGCCTTTTGCAAGTCAACAGGAACTGATTAAGGCGATGTCTGACGATCGTTATCGTAGTGATGCGGCTTATCGTCGCTCAGTGGAGCTTCGAGTCATTAACTCTGCGTTCTAAATATTAACGACTCACTACTAGAGGAGACTTAAGATAAACCTTAGGTCTCTTCGTCTTTAAGTAATTCATTTAGTTTCATTCTTTCAATTGATATAAGGAGAAATATAACATGGCGAATATGACTGGCGGTCAACAATTAGGTCTGAACCAAGGTAAAGGTGTATCAAACGCAGACAAACTGGCAATGTTCCTGAAGGTATTCGGTGGTGAAGTCCTGACCGCATTTGCACGCACCTCAGTGACAACCTCTCGTCACATGATTCGTTCAATTGCCTCCGGTAAATCCGCGCAGTTCCCTGTGCTGGGTCGAACCAAAGCAGCGTACCTGCAAGCTGGTGAGAATCTGGATGACAAACGCAAAGATATCAAAGCGACCGAAAAGGTAATCAACATCGACGGCCTCCTGACCGCTGATGTATTGATTTATGACATCGAAGACGCGATGAATCACTATGATGTTCGCTCTGAATTCACTGCACAGCTGGGTGAGTCTCTGGCTATGGCCTCGGATGGCGCTGTACTGGCTGAGATTGCCGCAATGGTTAACCTGCCAGCAGCCTCCAATGAGAACATCGCGGGTCTTGGTGCTCCTTCAGTCCTGACTGTAGGTACTGCGGCTGAGCTGGATACTCCGGTCAAGTTGGGTATTGCAATCATCGGTCAGTTGACCATTGCTCGTGCTGCCCTGACGAAGAACTATGTGTCTGCGGCTGACCGTACCTTCTATACGACTCCTGATAACTACTCAGCGATTCTGGCTGCTCTGATGCCTAATGCTGCGAACTATGCGGCTCTGATTGACCCTGAGCGTGGTTCCATTCGTAACGTTATGGGCTTCGAGGTTGTTGAGGTTCCACACCTGACAGCTGGTGGTGCTGGTGATAACCGTGAAGATGCACCAACTAACCAGAAGCACTCCTTCCCAGCAACTGGCGGTAACGTCAATCTGGGTAACGTTGTTGGTCTCTTCCAGCATCGCTCAGCGGTTGGTACGGTTAAACTGAAAGATCTGGCGTTGGAGCGTGCTCGTCGTCCAGAATATCAGGCTGACCAAATCATCGCTAAGTACGCAATGGGTCACGGCGGTCTGCGTCCTGAAGCAACTGGTGCGCTGGTTTTCAAGACAGCTTAATGCCTCGCAACCTTGGGGTCACCTCTATGGTGGCCTCTGGTATTGAGCAGGATGTGACTGAAGAGGTCTTAACGCCTCAACAGAAAGCTGCACGTACCAGAGCAGCCAATAAGGCAGCTAAGGAAGCAGCAGAAAGTAGTAACTAAACGAACCCCTTGGGTGTCCTCTATGGGCGCTTGAGGGGTTTTTTTCGTAACGTACCAACATAAGGAGGACATTATGCGTTCCGTTGAGATGAACATTGAGTCAGGTGAAGAGTTGTCAGCAGTAAACGACATTCTGTCAGCTATTGGTGAGCCGCCTGTGTCTACCCTTGAGGGTGACTCAAATGCTGATGTAGCTAATGCCAGACGGTTACTCAATAAGGTAAACCGTCAGATTCAAGCTAAAGGATGGACTTTCAATATCGAAGAGGGAGCGACCCTTGAGCCTGATATCTTCAGTAACTTAATCATGTATTCCAGTGACTACCTGTCAATCCTATCGGCTGGCACTCAGTCCATCTATGTGAATCGTGGTGGTTATCTTTATGACCGAACCGCAAAGACAGACCGATTTACAGCGCCTGTTACGGTCAACCTTATCAGACTCAAGGAGTTCGATGAGATGCCTGAGTGCTTTCGTACATGGATTGTCACCAAGGCCGCTCGGCAGTTTAACGCTCGGTTCTTTGGGGCGCCTGAGGTTGAGGGTAGCCTTCAGGAAGAAGAGGCTCAGGCAGAGAAGGATTGCTTTGAGTATGAGTTAGATTATGGTGTCTATAACATGCTCGATGGTGACACGTTCGTACAGGGTCTATTAACACGATAACAGGAGGTGACAATATGGCATTAGTAAGCCAGAGCATTAAGAACCTTAAAGGTGGTATCTCACAGCAGCCAGACATCCTAAGGTATCCCGAACAGGGAGCCGTACAGATTAACGGCTGGTCGTCTGAGACCCAAGGCCTCCAAAAGAGACCCCCATTGCTATTCACGAAGGCCTTAGGGGTCGCTGGGTATCTAGGCGAGAAACCTTATGTCCACCTGATTAACCGTGATGAATTCGAGCAATACTTTGCGGTCTTCACAGGGTCAGACGTTAAGGTTTTCGACATGACAGGCCATGAGTACACTGTTCGTGGTGACCGTTCGTATATCACGGTGGCTAACCCAAGGGAAGACCTAAGGATGGTCACAGTGGCTGACTATACGTTCGTAGTGAATCGAACGAAGGTCATCAAGGTCTCTCCAGTTAAATCCAATGGTGGGACTTTTAGGGATGATGGGGACGCCCTAATTAATATCAGGGGTGGGCAATATGGTAGAACCTTGAGGGTTATTATTAATGGGACTGAAGCAGCCAAGTATCAAATACCGAACGGTAGCGCTCCAGAGCACGTAAAGAACACTGATGCGCAGTTCTTAGCGACTACCCTTCAGGCTCAAATGGTTACTAACTTAGGGTCTGCCGGATGGACATTCACGGTAGGTCAAGGATACATTCACATTCAGGCACCAGCAGGTACAGCCATTAATACCCTCACCACAGAGGATGGCTATGCTGACCAATTGATTAACCCTGTGACCCACTACACTCAGACGTTCACTAAGCTCCCCCTTAACGCGCCTGATGGCTACCTTGTGAAAATCGTAGGGGACACCTCAAAGACTGCCGACCAGTATTATGTAGTTTATGACGCTAAGCAGAAGGTCTGGAAGGAGACCGTAGGTTGGAACCAATTGACCTCATGGGATGACCAGACGATGCCTTGGACTCTCATTAGGGCAGCAGATGGTAACTTCGACCTTAAGCCACAGGATTGGGTAGACCGTAAGGCTGGTGATGATGACACTAACCCGTTCCCCTCACTGGAGGATTCACAGATAAACGATGTGTTCTTCTTCAGGAATCGCTTAGGGTTCCTTTCAGGTGAGAACATTGTGATGAGTCGAACAGCTAAATACTTTGACTTCTTCCCACCGTCCGTAGCCAACTTAAGTGACGATGACCCGATAGATGTGGCGGTAAGTCATAACCGTGTGTCAATCCTGAAGTATGCCGTTCCGTTCACTGAAGAGTTGCTCCTGTGGTCTGATGAGGCTCAGTTCGTTCTGGGAGCAGCGGGAGTCCTATCAAGCCGAAGCGTAGAGTTGAACCTTACGACACAGTTCGATGTGCAGAACCTAGCGAGACCTTACGGTATTGGGCGTAACATCTACTTCTCGTCACCTAGAGCCTCTTATAGCTCCATTGAGCGCTACTATGCAGTACAGGACGTTACTCGCGTTAAGTCTGCCGAAGATGTCTCAGCGCACGTTCCAAGCTACATCCCTAACGGTGTCTTCAGTATCCACGGGTCATCCACGGAGAACTTTGCGTCTGTCTTAACGGAAGGAGCTAAGGGCAAAATCTTCATCTATAAGTTCCTTTATGTAGACGAAGTGGTACGCCAACAGTCATGGTCTCATTGGGACTTTGGGGATAACGTCACGGTCTACTCAGCGGCTACCATAGGTTCCCGTATGTACACCTTGATGGGTAATGGTGTTAGTTGCTGGTTAGGTGAAGTGAACTTTACGAAGGATAGTGTTGACATTGAGTCTGAACCTTATCGACTCTACATAGATAACAAGACCGAGTATGTTATTCCAGCTGGTAGCTACAATCTGGACACCAATGAGACCACTTTCAGTCTAACCAATGTGTATGGCATGGCGAGTGCTAAAGGGGCTGTCTCTATTGTGGAACCTGACGGTAGGACTAGTTACATACCTGAGCCTGATGGGGGCTGGGCAGTTCACCCAAACATCTCACTTCCTAACGATATGTCTGGCATTGGGGTGTTCGTAGGGTTCAACATTCAGTTCCATTATGAATTCTCTAAGTTCCTCATTAAGAAGTCAGCTGATGATGGCTCTGTAGCAACGGAGGATATCGGTCGGTTACAGCTTCGGAGAGCTTGGGTCAACTATGAGGACTCTGGGGCGTTTACGATTCAGGTAGAGAACCAATCACGGATGTTCCAATATGAGATGGCTGGAGGTCGCCTAGGGTCTAGTAACCTAAGGGTGGGACGATTGAATGTAGGTACTGGACAATACAAGTTCCCTGTGGTTGGTAATGCTACTTATAACGTTGTGAGAATCCTTAGTGAAGCCACAACGCCACTTAACGTAATTGGCTGTGGATGGGAAGGTAACTACATTCGGAGGTCAAGCGGTATTTAACATTAAGGTCTCTAGGGTGGGTCAAATAATAACGACTCACTACTAGAGCCTATAGGGGTTTAAACCTTAAGACTTAAGGAGGACACAAAGATGCGTATCAGACAGACAACCGAAGGAGACTTAAAGTCTTTCATTCCGGCCTACCATGACATACTTGAGGCTGAAGCATTAGGGATAACTCCCAGCTTCCCTGAGGCTACCGAGTGTGTCTCGTTAGTCCACAATGAGGTAGTCCTAGCGATTGGTGGTAATAATGGTGACCAGTGTTGGTTCGTTACCTCTAAGTTCACTGAAGGACTCAGCAGGGTCTCTAAGCTAAGATTCCGAAGGGTAATCATGGAGTATCGTAATTGGTTACTCCGAAGGTATCCAACCTTATGGAATTACGTTTGGGTGGGCAATGAGCCACATATAAGGTTCCTTAAGTCAATCGGTGCGGAGTTCCATGAGGATTATACACTTGATAATCAATTTCAACTATTCACAATAAGGAGGTAACTATGTGCTGGATGGCAGCTATTCCCATTACCATGTCTGCAATGCAGATGGTAGGTAGCTCCAAGTCACAAGCAGACGCACAGTCGGCTCAGACCAATCAGTCTCGTCAGCAGGCCATTCAGATGGTCAAAGAGATGAACTGGAAGGATTCTGACATGCAGCTACAACAGATGGACACACTGGATTCAGCCAGCTCTCAGTTAACCGAGAAGTCTATGCAAAATGTCCAGAACATGGGTCTTGTACGTGCTGCCCTCGGAGAGTCCAACCTAGAGGGTAACTCAATGCGCCGTGTCGCTATGGTCACTGAGGGTAACATGATTCGGGAAGCTAACGGTATTACTGAGAACTACAAGCGTGACTATGCGTCTATCTTTGCGAAGCGTGTAGGTAACCGTGAGTCAACCATTAGTCAAATCGAGTCGATGCAGGCAGCTGAAGCCAAGAAGAAAGGCATGTTGGAAAGCATTGTAGACCCATTAGGCATTGGTGTGAGTACCATCATGGGCATTGCCACAGGCGGTAACCCAATGTTCAAAGGTCTCAATAAATCAATCCTTGATAAGGTCACTAACACTTCAGGTCAACCAGCGGGAATCTCAGCGGCAGTTGGCACTAAGAAATAAGGAGGTAAGCAATGAGTACACTTTCTGATGCCTTAACGAGGGTAGCAGCCTCCAAAGGCTCCTCTGCGGTTCGTGGAGGGGCTGGCTCAGGGGCAGGACTTAAAGGTGCGCAGGTTGGCCTTGATGGCTCCTATGCAGCTAATAGCGCCAAATGGGGCAGCTTAATGAACTTCGCTCAGGTTGGACTTCAAGCTGTGGAGCAGTATGACACATACGCTAAGAAGCGTGGTGAGGAGCGCTCCAATGAAATCATCCGGTCTCTAACCCCTGAGCAACGCCGTCAGGCTGTATCGAATGGCACGCTTCTGTATCAGGATGACCCTTATGCTATGGAAGCGTTGAACACGAAGACAGGCCGTAATGCTGCATTCCTGATTGACGATGATGTCCAGCAGGCGATAGCAAGAGGGCAGTTCAGGACTCGCCAAGAGATGGAGCAGTATCGCCACTCTAAGATGCAGGAAGGTATGCAATCTTATGCGGAGTCTTTTGGTATCGATATCAACAATGAGTATTTCCGTAAGGGATTCGATAGTGATATCACCGAGCGTAACATCTCACTGTATGGTGCTCACGATAAGTTCCTAAGCGAACAAGCCCAAAAGGGAGCCATGTTGAATACGAAGGTTGAGCTTAATGGTGTTCTTAATGACCCTAACGCTCTAGCCTCTCCACGTTCCGCTGAGTTCTTCACTAAGTACATTGATAATAGCCTTAAGATGGGTTCCATTCCGTCAGATGGAGATGCCGCTCAGGTTATCACAGGGTCTCTTAATGATGTCGTTCAGCGTCCTAATGCAACCAACTTCCTGAATGGGCTGGCAGACCAGAAGGTTACGCTTAACGGAACCACCACGACCTATAAGCAACTTATGGGTGACGAGCAATGGAATGCCTTATTGACCAAGGCTCAGCACTCACAGTTCCAGAATGACGCTAAACTCACAGAGACCTTCCGGTTGAACATTGGGTCAGCGACCAATCAGGCAGACACAGTGAAGGGCTGGGAGATGCTTCAAGGCATGAAGGCTGAACTTGACAGACGCCAACCAAGTGACCTTATGACTCCTGAGCGTGAGATGCTTATTCAGGCTATGGAGGGTATGCAAACACGGTTCCGCCAAGAGTCGGCCGCTACAGCAAAGGAGACTGATAAGCAGCAGAAGTCTCTCAATAAGCAGCAGGTCATTGAGCGCCAGTTTGATAAGCGACTAAATGGTCAGTGGGTCTCAACGGACTATAAGGATATGCCCACCAATGAGTCCACCGGAGAGTTTACCCATAGTGACATGGTGAACTTTGCTAACAAGAAGCTGGCTCAGATTGACGCTATGCAGATTAGTGATGAACAGAAAGACCGACTTAAGTTGGCTTACCTTCGGGTAGACAATAAGGAAGGAGCTTTCCGTACAGCTATTGGTACGATGGTTACTGATGCAGGCTCTGAGTGGCAGGCGGCAGTTATCAATGGGACTCTATCTGACAACACACCAGCCCTTAATGGACTCCGTAAGATTCGTAATGCAGACCCCAATCTGATAGCTGCACTGTATCCAGATAAGGCTGAGCTTTTCCTTACGATGGACATGATGGACAAACAAGGCATTGACCCTCAGGTACTTATTGATTCAGACAGGTCTCGTCGTTCCTTGACTAAAGAGCAGCAAGTGGAGGACTCAAAGGCATGGCAGGCGCTTAAGAACAACAGTAACTCTGATGAGCTTAAGTATATCCCAGCAAGCCTTGATGACACCGCTAAGCGCATCTATGAGTCCGTCAAGTATCGCACAGGTAACTCCGATATGGCGATGCAACAGGTCGATACGTTCCTTAAGGAATCCACCACCACGCTGACCTCTAATGATGCTCAAGGTGACACTATCGGTATCATCCCTAAGAACATGCTCACGGTCACTGATGACCCTAAGAGCTGGGAACAGGGACGTGATATTCTTGATGCTGCCCGTAAGGGAATCATTGAGGCGAACCCTTGGGTGACCAATAAGCAGCTTTCAGTGTATCAACAAGGTGACTCCATCTACCTAATGGACACTACTGGTCAGATTCGTATTCGGTATGACCAACAGTTACTAGCCCGTGAGTATGCCCACACGCAGCAGAAGTTAGCCGAGGAGGCAGAGCGTAAGGCACTTACAGAGGCGACCAAACGCGCTCCTATTGGTGAAGTCAATAAGGTAAGCCGTGAGATTTCAGAAGGTAAACGTAAAGGTGTCGCTCAGCGTTCCCAAGAGTTCAGGGAGCAGCGACTGAATCGTAAACAATAATCACATAAGGAGGTAACCCTATGAGTTACGATAAGAATACAGCAAGTCAGTTCGATGGCTTATTTCAGCAGGCATCAGACACTCATGGGGTCTCTTATGACCTCTTGCGGAAGCTGATTTATAATGAGTCAAGCTTCAATCCTACCGCTAAATCACCAACTGGCCCTAAAGGTCTTGCCCAATTAACAACAGCCACAGGTCGAGCTTTAGGTTTAAATGTGGCGGAAGTTGGGATTGATGACCCAAATGATGACCGTTATAATCCTGCGTTAGCGATTGACGCCTCCGCTCGTCACCTTTCAGACCTCGTAAGGAAGTACAACGGGGATGAGCTTAAAGCAGCCTTAGCGTATAACCAAGGGGAAGGTGCTACAGGTGGCTCACAGATTCAGGCGTATGATGCAGGCGATTGGGCCAACATTAGCCCTGAGGGTCGTGACTATATGCGTAAGCTTATGGATGTGGCTAATAGTCCACGTAAAGGAGACCTAGAGGCCTTCGGTGGTATCACAGCGTCAGCTAAGGGTATCCCAGCGAGTGAGGCCTTTGCGGGTCTCTCTAAGGCTCCTAAGGTCTCCTCTGTGGGTGACCTACCTGAATCCACAGGCATGAATATCGGTGGCAAGGAGCAACCAGCCCCTAACCCATCCTTTGGTAAGGACTATTGGGAGAAGACAGGGACGACCTTAAGTGAAGTGGAGGCACGCTCTACGTTCTTCGGTATTGGGGATGCATCTAAGGCAGCAGTTGATAACTCAGTCTTAGGGATGGCCTTCAGGGCTGGACGTGCTGACAACACTTTTGATGTCTTTAAGGATGCTATCACACCGACTCGATGGAATGGCTATACGCCTACACCTGAAGAATTACAGAAGCTACGCGACTCTGGGATTCCCCCAAGTTACTACAGTGTGGTGACTGGTGGTGATGCTGAGACATGGGACTCACTCATCGAGACCGCTAAGCAGAACTGGCAGAAAGACCTTGCGGCTTCAGATGCAGGTACGGGTGCTAAGTTAGCGGCTGGTGTTGTGGGTGCAGGCGTAGACCCACTGAGTTATGTACCTTTGGTTGGTGTGGCAGGTAAGGGCATCAAGGTAGTCAATAAGGCACTCTTGGTTGGTACACAGTCAGCAGCTATTAACGTAGCCTCAGAGGCCGTACGAACGTCTGTAGCTGGCGGTGAAGCTCACTATGCTGATGCAGCCTTAGGTGGTTTAATCTTCGGTGCAGGCATGTCAGCTATCACTGATGGCATCACAGCGGCTATCCGCAAGTCTAACCCTCAGGCACCGGAAGGTATCAATGAGTTTGCCCCGATTGCCCATCGACTGGAAGGTCGTGAGACAGCGCTTAATGGTGGGGGAACGGATATGACCAAGATGGATACTCAAGGTCGTGACTTTACGACTGAGCATGTAGGCGTACCTTATGCCGAGCTACCGTCTGGTAATGGTGACGTTATGTTGACTAATGGTTCCATCTTGTCTGCATCCAATCCAGTGAACCCTAAGACCCAAAAGGATTTCGCAGAGATTGACCCAGAGCGTTCAGCAGCAGGTGTTCGCCTTGGTGGGTTCACTGAGATAGGCTTAACGTTGCTACGCTCAGAGTCTCCTGAGATTCGGTCTGTAGGGTCTGACCTTGTGCGTAGTCCTGTGGGCATGGAGGATGGGAGTAACGGTAAGTTTGGCTCAACCAGCTCTGACATTGTGGAGCGCCTTAAGTCCAACGACCAGCGTACTAACAACCTCCTTTACGAAGCTGTAAGCGAGGCCTCGAAAGACCCTAAATATTCCGCTGGTTCCTCTATGTTCAACCGTGAGGCTGCACGTCAGGACATCTATAAGAATGTGTCGTTAGCAATTGAGCGACCAGAGTTAGCTGCCAATCTGACCCCAGCAGAGATTAAGGTGCGGGACATTGTGAAGGAGCATTATGACACCAAGCGCCAACTTATGGAGAACCCAGCAGTATTCGGTAATCGAAACGCTGTCAGTATCTTCCCTGAGAGTCGCCATAAGGGTACATACATACCTAACGTCTACAGCACTGAAGCTAAAGCCTTAAAGACTCAACAAATCGGCTCACCTGAAGGTCTCCAAGAGGCAATCACCAGAGGTTGGTTGGCAAGTTATGACTTACGGCCTGAGGTTAAGGCTCGTGTGGATGAAGGTGTGGCTGAGCTTAATGGTGTTGAGGTTACAGCGGTAACGCCTGAGATGGTCAATAAGTACGCCTCAGATAAGGCCTATGGTATCTCACACTCAGACCAGTTCAGTTCCTCCTCAATCATTGATGAGAACATTGAGGGGCTTGTTGGGATTGAGAATAACAGCTTCCTTGATGCCCGTAACTTGTTTGATAGTGACGTACCAATCACACTACCTGATGGCTCTGACTTCCGAGTGAATGACCTAAGGGAGTTCGATATGTTCCACATCATGCCTGCCTACAATCGCCGCATCAATGGTGACATAGCAATAATGGGTGGCACAGGGAAGACCACGAGGGAGCTTAAAGACCACATCATGGAACTTGATAAGATGTCTGAAGGTAAGGGAACCATGAAGGGTGAGGTCGAGGCTCTTAAGGATGTCGTTAAGATGTTGACAGGTCGCGCCAGACGTAATCAGGATGGTGCCTTTGAGACAGCTTTGCGTGGCCTTAATGACCTTACGTTCTTCACTAAGAACTTCTATATGGCTCCTCAGAACATGACTGAGATTAGCGGTATGTTGGCACAAGGTAACACTGCGGCGATGCTTCACGGTATCCCTGTGATTCGTGACCTAGCGTTCCGTAAAGCGCCAGTCTCAGGGTCTGAACTTAAAGACCTGCACGGTGCCCTCTTTGGTAAGGAGATTGATGACCTTATCAGGCCTAAGCGTCAGGACATTGTGCAGCGCCTTCGGGAAGCAACCGATACGAATAACGTGTTGGCTGAGGCCGTGGGAACCTTTAAGTATGGGACTCAGGAGCTTGCTGCCCGTTCTCCGTGGACTAAGATGCTGAATGGCTCCACTAACTACTTACTTGATGCAGCTCGTCAAGGGGTGCTTGGTGATGTCACTAAGGCAGCTTTCGGTGGTAAAGGCTCTAAGTTTGGTAAGGATAACTTCCTGAAGTCTGCTAGTATCACCAATGAGCAATGGAAGGGAATCAAGCAATTATTCATCGACCATGCCACTCAGGGTACAGACGGTCAGTACACGATTGCCAATAAGTCAGCCTTTAGTCTCGACCCAAGGGCGATGGACTTATGGCGTCTGGCTGACAAGGTAGCTCATGAGACCATGCTGCGACCTCACGTCATTTCAGCGCAGGACACTAAGGCTTATGGTGCTGGCGTTAAGATGGCGATGCAGTTTAAGAACTTTGTCATTAAGTCACTTAACGGGAAGTTCGTAAGGTCTTTCTATGAGGCCTCAAAGAACAACCGAGCGATTGATGTAGCGTTAACCCATGCGTTGTCCTTAGGGATTGCCGGAGGTTACTTCGCGATGCAGGCTCACGTTAAGGCCATGTCACTTCAGGAACACCAACGTAGTGACTACCTTAAGAAAGCCCTTAATCCAGTCATGATAAGTTATGCAGCAGTTACCAGAAGTTCACACTTAGGCGCACCTGTGGCTATCCCTTCCATGATTGCTGGTATGTTCGGCTGGAACGATGCCAACATGCTCCGCTCTACGATTCTCCCTAAAGAGATCGAAAAGACCGACCCTCTGAAGCCTGTGACAGGTCGTCAGGTTGCAGGTAACCTAATGACTAGCATTGGGCAGCAAATCCCTTCAGTGGGCTTTATGGGGTCTGTAGGGGCTACCGCATTGAATGCTATGGGTGTACTTAATGCTCCCAATAAGCCAACTCAGATTGACTACATGACAGGCTTAATGAATGCTACCCGCGAGATTGTACCTAATGACCCACTGACTCAGCAGCTCCTTATGAGAATCTATGAGGCCAATGGGGTACACATCAAGGAGCCACCTAAGCCTAATTAACGACTCACTACTAGAGGGATGAGACCTAAAGCTCTCCCTCTCACATTCAACCTAAGGAGGACATATGGCTACAAACATCAGGACAGTCATAACTTATGCTCTGGATGGCTCAAAGACAGACTTCACGATACCCTTTGAGTATCTAGCCCGTAAGTTCGTAGTGGTCACACTTATTGGTGTAGACCGCCGTGAGCTGGTCTTAACGACCGACTACAGGTTCGCAACCAAGACGGTTATCTCAACGACTATCGCTTGGGGTGCGGCACAAGGTTATACCTCAATTGAGATTCGTCGATTCACATCAGCCACTGAGAGATTAGTGGACTTTACTGATGGTTCTATCTTAAGGGCTTATGACCTTAATGTATCTCAGTTACAGACCATTCATGTTGCTGAGGAAGCGCGTGATATGACAGCAGAGACTATTGGTGTTAACAATGATGGTAACCTTGACGCTCGTGGTCGTCGTATTGTTAATGTTGCAGATGCAGTTGATTCAGGGGACGCCATTAACTTAGGTCAGGTCTTACAGCAGAACCAGAACGCATGGCAGGCTCGTGATGAGGCTTTAGGCTTCCGTAATGAAGCTGAAGGTTTCCGTAATGTTGCCACTGACCGTGCGAACGTAGCGACTCAACAGGCAGCAGTGGCAACCGACCGTGCGAACGTAGCGACTCAACAGGCAGCAGACGCAGAGTTCCAAGCTAATCGCGCCACTCAGATGAACTCTGAGGCGTCTTTCTGGAACTCACTGGCTCGTCGCTGGGCGTCAGAGGATACCAATATAGTCGTAGAGAATGGTCTGTATTCAGCACGCCATTATGCCATCCTAGCGGCTAGCTATCGGGACAATGCTGTGGCGTCCGCTATTGCAGCCAGTAATGAGGCATCCCGCTCCAAGACTGAGGCTGATCGGGCTAAGACTGAGGCTGACAAGCTGGGTAACTGGAATGCCCTAGCAGGCACCATTGATTCAGTAAGTGGCCCTAACGTTTCATGGAAAGGAATCATCTCAGCACCGTCTGTACATGCAACCAGTAACGCAGGGTACATCTTAATGGAACCTAACGCCAACAATCCGGCGCTGACACCTATCATCACCTTTAAGGGATTCCGTGGGAACCCTGATGCTAACGTGATGTGGATTGGTGGGGACACTGGAGACTCAGGTGCGGCGATGGCGCATGGGATGTTCTCAGTGAACACTGGACAACACTTCCAGTTCAACGTTGACGGGTCAAGTCATATCGGGTCTATGAACAATAGCGCATCGATTCTACTAGGGCCTCCGAGTTCCCCTAACATGACCTTATCGACCCTTAATGGGAACGGTATAGTGAACGTGGAAGGGAACATGAGCGTGTCCGGTGTGATTGAGACTCGTGCTATCGAGCTGGGTAAGTACGGCACGTGGCCATTCATTGACTTCCATAGCAGCGCTGAACTAGTGGACTATAACGTCCGTGTGGTTGCTTTTAATGCGCCAGATGCAGCAACTACTGGTCGTGGTCAATTGTTCATTGAAGCAGGCAGCGGCCTTGTGACCTCGCATGATGTGGAGGCTCGTGGTGCAGTCTACTCAGGTGGGCTTAGTGGTGGTAAGCTGACCAGTACGGGTAACATTGAGGGGTCTGAATGGGGTTCACGAACTCTTAAAGGCTACGTCGATGATTCTCGTAAAGCTTCCCTCCATGCATCCCCTCTGCGTATGTTATGGCGTAGAGACATTGGCACGTTCAACACCAGCTTCGACTCGAATGGTTATCCTCTACCAGCGGACGCCTCAAGACCTCTTACGGTTCGACCATGGGGAAATGGCCAGTCGTACACGTTCAGTGAGCCTCTATGGGGCAAGCAGTTGTTCTCTATCCATAGTGATGGCTTCAGAGGGATGAACTCCGGTCAGAACCAGTTTAACTTCTGCCGCGCATGGGGTGCAATCCCTCGCATGGTCGGAGTGACGGCTACGGCTGATAATGGGAACGTGATTACCTTCACGAGCTTCGAGCTGATGGTAGGCTCTGGATGGTGGCACTTCGCACTGAGTCAGGACGGTCTGACGCTGGCACTTATGAGCACAGGCGATAATGGTCGTCCTATCTATGCGCTATACATTGCGGACATTCCGTAAGGAGGACTTAAAGTATGTTAGAGTTCGATTTTAACAATGAGATTCTCAAGGCGGCTCCTATCGGGGCCACTGCGGGAGCTGACGTTGCAGCAAGGCTCTTTTGGGGCCTTAGTCTCAACGAGTGGTTTTATGTGGCGGCTATCGCTTACACAGTCGTTCAGATTGGTGCTAAGGTAGTCGATAAGGTCATTGACTGGAAGAAAGCTAATAAGGAGGTGTAATCATGGCTGTAGACCCAAATACAACGCTAATTCAGTTCCTCGAAATGTTGGACACTGAGTTAGCCAAGCAGATGCTTTTAGACCTTCGTAATGAGGACAAGCGGTCTCCTCAATTGTATAATTCTATTGGTAAACTCTTGGAACGCCACAAGTTCCAAATCGGTAAGCTGACTCCAGACACGGACATCTTAGGTGGTCTTTCAGACTCTCTTGATGCATACAATAAGCAGGTCGGTAAGAATGGTCTAACGGATGACGATGAGTACACCATTCAGTAACAACTAAGTGATATACTCAAGGCCACTACATATAGTGGTCTTTATGGATGTCATTAACTAATGGAGGCGTCCCTACGTGAAATCTGATAGAAGACAGGAGGTGTTATAGTGGTAGAACTATTTAAGCGGCTCTTACCGATAATCATTATGGTCGGATTGTTTGCCTCAGGGTGGCAATTAGGCTCAAATCATAAAGACAACCAATGGAAAGAGGAGGTACGAATTGAGTACATTAAGAAAGTGGATGCTACCAAGCAGACCCAAACTGAAGTCAACGCTATCAGTAAGAAGTATCAGGAAGACCTTGAGGGGCTGGAAGGCAGCACTGACAGGGTTATTGCTGATTTGCGTGCTGACAATAAGCGGCTGCGAGTCAACGTCAAGACTACCGGAAGCCCCGATGGTAACGGTCGATGCATCTTTGATGGTAAAGCCGACCTTGACGAAGGAACTGCTAAGCGTCTTATCGGAATAACCCAGAGAGGTGATGCCCACATAGAGGCCTTGCAAGCAACCATACGAAGCCTACAGGGTTCTAAGGTAGGTGTGGGTGAGTAAACAGAATCAATCCCAACAGGCCCGTAATGCGCTCGTTATAGCCCAACTTAAGAGTGACTTTGTGGCCTTCTTGTTTGTCCTATGGAAAGCTCTTGGTCTGCCTGAGCCTACCAGATGTCAGATAGATATGGCTAAGTGTCTGGCAAACGGTGAGAACAAGAAGTTTATCCTTCAGGCATTCCGTGGTATTGGTAAGTCCTTCATCACCTGTGCGTTCGTAGTGTGGACTTTATGGCGTGACCCTCAGCTTAAGATACTGATAGTCTCCGCCTCTAAGGAACGTGCGGACGCTAACTCAATATTCATTAAGAACATAATCGACTTGTTGCCTTTCCTCAGTGACTTAAAACCTCGCCAAGGGCAGCGTGACTCTGTGATTAGTTTTGATGTTGGCCCAGCAAGGCCTGACCATAGCCCTAGCGTGAAATCAGTAGGTATCACAGGCCAGCTGACTGGTAGCCGTGCAGATATTATCATTGCAGATGACGTAGAGATTCCATCCAACAGTGCCACCTCAGGTTCCCGTGACAAGTTGTGGACGCTGGTGCAGGAGTTTGCTGCGTTACTTAAACCTCTACCAAGTAGTCGTGTAATCTATCTGGGAACCCCTCAGACCGAGATGACACTCTATAAGGAGCTTGAGGATAACCGTGGATACACCACAATCATATGGCCTGCTCTGTACCCACGTAGTGAGGTTGAGCGTCAATACTATGGTGAACGATTGGCCCCAATGCTACTTGAGGAGTTCCTAGAGTCTCCTGAGGCGCTTACGGGTCAACCTACGGACGTTGTTCGATTCGACCTTGATGACCTCCGTGAACGTGAGCTTGAGTATGGCAAGGCGGGCTTTACACTACAGTTCATGCTTAACCCTAACCTTAGTGATGCCGAGAAGTACCCACTGAGGCTCCGTGACGCTATCGTGGCGGCTATGGACTTCTTTAAGGCACCTATGGGTTACCAATGGTTACCGAACCGTGAGAACGCCAATCAGACGCTACCTAACGTGGGTCTTAAGGGTGACTCATATCATAGTTATCATACAAGCAGCCAGAACGTTAATGGTTACCAACAGAAAATCCTAGTGATTGACCCTAGCGGTCGTGGTAAGGATGAGACTGGTTGGTGTGTCCTGTATACACTCAACGGGTATATCTACCTCATGGACTCTGGAGGTTTCCGTGATGGTTACTCCGATAAGACCCTTGAGTCACTCGCTAAGAAAGCCAAGCAGTGGAACGTACAGACTGTGGTCTTTGAGTCTAACTTCGGTGATGGTATGTTCGGTAAGGTCTTCTCTCCGGTTCTCCTTAAGTTCCAAGCGGCGACCCTAGAGGAAATCCGAGCGAGAGGCATGAAGGAGCTACGCATTTGTGATACCCTTGAGCCTGTCTTATCGACTCACCGTCTGGTTGTACATGAGGAGGTCGTAAGGAACGACTATCAGACCGCTAGAGACTCCGATGGTAAGCATGATGTCCGTTACTCATTGTTCTACCAGATGACCCGCATCACTCGTGAGAAGGGCGCTCTGGCACACGATGACCGACTGGATGCGTTAGCCTTAGGTGTTGAGTGGCTCCGTGAGACAATGGAGCAGGATAGCTCTAAGATTGAAGATGAAGTCATCCTTGAGTTCCTTGAGAGACACATGGAGGAGCCAATAGTGTCAGCCCATCGGGTTCACGCTTTGGTGGCTGGTGGTCTCGATATGTACTATGAAGATGATGACCTCTTTGGTGAGAGATTCATGGAGTGGTAATTATGCATTAATAGTGACTAGTTAAGCAGTCTACCTAAGGATGGGTGGATTGCTAAAACTCTATGTAAATCAATCACATTGAATAACGACTCACTACTAGAAGAGAGACCCTTAAGACTTCCCTTAAGTTAGCATTCAGTTTATTCATGCAGTGTTTATGCATGGTTACTGACAGTGTACTTAAGGTAACTCTTAAGCGATCATTCAGCTCTAACCTTATTGTGATGGTGATATCATCCCATCAATACTATCAACTTAAAGACAGACACAAAGGAGGTAAAGTCATGTTGACCTTATTAACTAAACTCATTAAGCACAAGGTGACATGGCGATTTCTTATGGTACTTGGTGCTTCCCTTGGCCTTACAGGTCTCACTACACAACTACAGCAATTGGAAGCTATCACTTGCTCTGTATTCACTTGTAGCGATTAAGATATTCCTATAGGCTGACTCGCTTCGAGATGGTCGCCTAGTGCTTCGCAGCGCCTCCTTAAGGTCTCCAGTGATAAGAACAGACTATCACCATCGACCTTAAGGTATCAAGACTTCAGGTTATACCTAAAGATAGCAATGGTCTCATAGGGTCTTACAGTGTCTTCAGGTCTAACCTTAGGTGGTTACTTCATGTACATCCTTAAGAATATACCACAAAAATCTGAGTGACTATCTCACAGGTTAACTTTAAGCAAACACCCCCATAGGCCCTCCCTCAAGTCCTCTTCAAGTCCTCTTCAAGTCACCTTCAGTCTACCTCAAGTCCTCCTTAGGTGTCAATACCTTTTGGTTATCTTTGAGGTTACCTACGGTTGACTTACGGTTAGCCTTAGGGTGATGGGCTTTAGGTGGGACTTTAGGAGGCTTTAGGTTGTGACCTTTGGTCTGTCTCT